AGATCGGCATCAATTCCAAGAATCTAAAATATTGTTCTTGTGTCATCATTACCCTGATTTGATCGTCTTGAATAATTGGGGGGTTGTCCCAAACATCGTAAAACAAATCTCTTACCTCTTCATTAATATCGCCACTTGCATAAGCCTGATCAATCATATTTCTATTCATTTTCTTAACTTCGTAATAATCTTTTTCTGTTGCACCTTTTTTGATGAACAAAAAATTTCCGTCTTTATCATTTCCTATTGGTAACATTTTTACTCCTTTATTAATCTATATTTATAACCCTTACCGCCATCAATTCTTTTCCTCACAACAATCTCTCCAGTCATGGGTAAATTATATTTTACTCGGCAAGGGTGTTTTCTCAAATCTCGTATTCCTGCTGAGATAGATGGTTCACCATAAAACTTATTTGCTTTTTGTTTTATGACATCTTGGAGCTCCCAAAATGTCCACCACCTACCATCTCTCATACACAGGTAAATACAATCATTTATTGAAAGTTTACTTTTCATCAAAAATCACTTCTTACTGTTGTTTTTGGTTTTATGGTTTTACTTGCTTCCGCTTGTCTTTTGATAGCTTCAACAGCTTTATTTCCATCGTCATCATCTTTGCTACCAAGCCCACAAGCCATCAGCAAAGAATACCTCTTGCCATACGAAATCGCACTGCCATAAGCATGAGGGTCATTCTTTACAGCAGGTATAAATAAAACACCACTACTTAAAGATGAACCATGTCCATATAAAACAGTTTCTATTCCAACACCCCCTTGTCTTTCATGTGCGACTTGTTGAAAGTAAATTCCATTATTATTTAATGGTTTTTTTACTGTACCGAGCACAGATTCTAATGTTGCATAACCACTATTAAAGTAAGGGTTAGTCCCATCTTTTACTACATTCTCAATCTCAGATTGAGCTTTAATCAAAGCATTAATCAAATAATCTTTTCTTTTCATTTTTTACTCCTTAAATAAAATGTTTGCCCCTTTTATTTCAGTGGGCCCCCATTGTTTCATAAAGTTTTCGTTTGTAGTGTCAGGCACTAGGCAAGACATACGAGCCACTTCATGTATATCACTAGAAAATGACAACATCTGCATCATTTTTTTAGCAATTCTGTGAATGTCCTTGATGTGTTTTTCAACATCGTGAACATGTCTTGTTATAAATTCTTTCTTTGTTTGGGTAACATAAATGTAATCTAACATTGCTTTTTTTCCTGTAGCTAAACTATAGAAAGAAACCTGTCTTAAATGATCGCTTCTTTCTTTTACTGCTGTGCCAGTTGTTTTAATATCTCTAATACAATCATAATATTCCATGTCTATGTAACCAGTTATCGGAATAGGCAAATCATCAAACTTATATTCAACCTTATGTTGTGGTTTTTCAAGCTCACCAAAACTCCTGTAACAGGGTATAGCTAATCTTAAAGTTTCAGGTATCTGTGCTTGTTTTTTTGCACACATATAAAAGTCATAATCTTTTGCATGACCAGCTTCTGTGATCTCTTTATGGACAACTTCATATCTATCCATACAAATGAGGATAGCTTCTTCAATATCAGATTCAGGCTTCATACAAGCATGAGTAATTCCAAGCTCAACGATGTTACCAAAAGTCATTGCAGGGCTATATGCTTTATCTCTGTAACCAGCAATATTCACTAACCACTTTGCAGGGTCTGATCTGAATTTGTTTATAGACGATGGAGATAAATGTGAAACTCCATGATGTTCAAATACATTTTTCATTTTTTTCCTTTCAATTTATTCAAAATTAAAATATAATTCCAAAAAAGGAAAAAAGCAATAATGAAACTAAAAAAATACCTAACTCTTTTTGGTCTCAGACAAAATGAATTTTTAGAAAGAATTTACAAAACAACAGGAAAAAAGATTCCTCAATCTACTTTAGCAAAATGGATTTCTGGAATAAGAGTTCCAAGAAAAGAAGAAATATTAATTATCAAAGAAGCTACTGAAGGTCTTGTAGAGCCAAACGATTTTTACAATTAAATATATTTAAATTCCAAAAAAGGTTGTTTTTCTAAATAATATATTCTAAATTTTAAGAACACTTTAGAAATTTATGAGTATAGAACTGCTGAACAATGCATTGAAAGTTGAGGGTTATACACCTACAGCAAAATTCGTTCTAATAATCCTAGCTAATTATGCAGACGAATTTGGTTGTTGCTATCCATCGCATAGACATATTGCAGATATTATCGGTCTTAAAGATACAAAAGGGGTTGCCAAATATATAAATGAATTTGAAAAAGATGGTTTTTTGGTCAAACAAAAAAGAAAGAATGAAGATGGTGGATTCACTTCCAACAGATATATTCTAAATATTGGAATCCAAAACCCTATGGGTGTGAGAACCAAGAGGGAGAGGGTGTCAGAACCTAACAATACTAAAGAAGATACTAAAGAAATAATAAATAACTTTGAGATTTTGTGGAAAATATATCCAAGAAAAGTTGCAAAAAAAACAGCTCTTTCAGTCTTTAAAAAAATAGATATTGAAGAATTTGATGTGATAAAAAAAGCATTAAAAATATTTGTAACTCAAAACAAAAATACTCAAATAAAATACATACCACATTTTTCTGCATGGTTAAATCAAGAAAGATGGAAAGATGAATATACAGAACCAAAGAAAAACCTAAATACTTTAGCTGGATAAAAATGATTGATTTAACAGAAGAAAATATAAAACTAAAAACCTTACAAGATGGAACTCAAAAAACAAAATGTCCTCAATGCCAACCACCCCATAAGATGTCTGACAATCCTCTTTCAGTCACGATCAAAGAAAGCGGTTCTGTAGTTGTTTGGAATTGCCATCATTGTGGGTTTAGTGGTAGTAAATTTGAACAAGACAGATACCGATATTTCAAAGAGCCAAAAGAAAAAACTTATGAAAAACCAATAGTAAACAATCAAAGTTACTCTGATTTTATGTATGAGTTTTTTGAAGCAAGAGGAATATCAAAATCCGTAGTAAAAGAATTCAAAATATTCACTGATCAAGATTGGATTTGTTTTCCCTATTACAATGAAAAATCAGAAGTGACAAACATCAAGTATCGTAAAACTAATAAAATGTTCAAACAGACAACAAACTCAAAACCAAGTTTGTATAACTACGATAATATTTATAGATCAGACACAGTTATATTCTGTGAAGGTGAAATTGATGTTTTATCTCTTGCAGAAGCAGGTTTTTCAAATGGCACAACATTACAAAACGGAGCACCTAAAGAAGCTAAATTTAACGATAATGATGCAAGATTTCAAGCACTTAAACAGAACAAACTTTTGGCAAAAAAGATAATTTTATTTTTAGATAATGATGAAAGTGGTAAAGCATTACACAAAGAATTGTTACATCGGTTTGGGAAAGATTCATGTTGGTTTGTAGAGACACCTTCAGGTTGCAAAGATGCCAATGAAGTACTAATGAAACATGGAAAAGAAAAACTCAAAGAACTAATAAACAATGCTAAACCATATCCTGTAGAGGGCTTATATACCGCCTATGACTATTCAAAAGAAATTCAGGAACTTTATGATGGAAATTACATAAAACCTGTGGAGATTGGCATACAGGGCTTAGACGATATTTACAAAATTATGACTGGAACATTCCATACTATTACAGGCATACCCAATCATGGTAAATCTTTATTTTTAGATCAAATATTATTGTCTTTAGCAAAAACAAAAAATTGGAAATTCGCTATATTTTCTCCAGAACATTCTACTCAAATGCACATAAGAAGATTGTTGCAAATGTATTTACAAAAAAACTTTGATGAAAACTTTGATGAAAGAATGACAAAAGAAGATTTAGAAAAAGGTTTAGATTTTATCAACGATCATTTTTACTTTATTGAAACTAGAGAAGCTGTTCCAAGCATTGAATTAATTTTGAGTATTGCCAAATCAGCTATCTTTAAATTTGGTGTAAAAGGTTTAATCATAGACCCTTATAACGAAATCAATGCCACCAGATCGTCTCAGAAGCGAGAAGATGAACATATCCGAGACTTTATATCGCTGTGTAAAAGGTTTATCAGAGTACATGAATGTATTCTTTGGGTAGTTGCTCACCCAACAAAATTGCCAAAATCTACAGATGGAAGTTATGCTCCACCAACTGCTTACGATATTTCAGGAGCTAGTCATTGGCATAATCAAAGTGATGCAGTTTTAACAATTCACAGAGATTTTGAAGATAACACCACAAAAGTTATTACCAGAAAAATCAGAGAACAAGATTTATATGGAAAGATTGGAGAAAAAACTTTCTTTTACAATTACCGAACCAAGAACTTTGAACTTGATGAAAAAGGTTCATCATGGGAAGATTGGAATGAATAAATATGAAATATTTGTCAATATGTAGTGGGATAGAATCAGCAGGAGTAGCATGGGAAAAACTTGGATTTCAATGTTTAGGTCTAGCAGAAATAGATCAGTTCCGTTCTGCTGTGTTAAAATATCATTTTCCGCAAATAAAAAATCATGGGGATTTTACAAAAATTCAGTTAGATGACTTACCAGAAAGACCTTCTATCATCGTTGGGGGAACACCATGTGCAACCTTCAGTATATCAGGACTTCGTAAAGGACTTGCAGAAGATAGAGGAAACCTCGCACTTGAGTTTATTAAACTTGTTGATCGGATTAAACCGAAATGGTTTGTCTGGGAAAATGTCCCCGGTTTGCTGTCATCTAATGAAGGACAAGACTTTGCAACCTTCCTCGGAGCAATGGCAGAATGCAGGTATGGGTTCGCCTACAGGGTTCTTGACACTCAATATATCAGAACACAGCGATTCCCTAGAGCACTCCCCCAAAGAAGGCGGCGTATCTTCGTTATCGGACATCTTGGAGACTGGAAAAATCCAGCAAAGGTTCTTTTTGACGAAGAAGCATTGCGAGGGAATTCTCCACCGAGCAGAAAAAAAGAAGAAAACATTACCAAAAAATCTACACACCGCATTGTCAGAAGTGATAAATATGTCCAAGACGAAGTAGCAAGTACAGTTTGTGCTAGAGATTACAAATCTCCAACCGACTTAATAGTAGAAAAAGATTTAACCATAATTCATGGAAATCATTCAAGGGTTAATGGTAAGGGATATAAAAAAGATGGTGCTAGTTACACATTGACAGCTACAGAAATACCTTCAATTCATTATGAAGAAAATGAAACATTATGTTTTGAACAAAGGTCAAAAGATGGTACACCAAGAATTCACAAAGAAGAAATATCTCCAACACTTACAGCAATGACAGGTGGAAACAGGCAACCATGTATTTTGAAACAAGACATTTTAAGAAGATTAACACCGCTTGAAACTGAAAGACTTCAGGGTTTACCTGACAATTGGACACAAATTCCATACAGAGGAAAGCCGAAAGAAGAAGCACCTATCTCAAAAAGATATGAAGCATGTGGAAGGGCAATGTCTGTAAATGTTATGGAGTGGTTAGGAACTAGAATCCAAAAAGTAGAAAAAGGAGAAATATGATAAAGCGATTTAACTTTAAAAATTTGTCGGATTTTGATAAGCATATAGAATTATCAATTCCGAATTTGAATACCTTAGATCAGATATTCAAAAATATTACACACGAAAATGCACAACCTGAATCTATTGTTTTAGATATGGGTTGTTCTACTGGAAGATTTCTTTCAAATCTAAGCAAGATTCCTGATTGTAGATATATTGGTATTGATGAAGTAGATATGAAAAACAGAAAGCAGGATTTTGAATTTATCAAGGGTGATGTAGAAGAAGATTATTTTTTAGGTAAAACAAATATTTCTTTTAAACCACATACTCATAAAGATTTTATTTCAGTTTTAGTCTCAATGTTTTTTCTTCAATTTCTTGGACAAAAGAAAAGAGGAAGAGTAGTTGAGATAATGAAAAATGTTGTTGATGAAGGTGGTGTAGTTTTATTGGCAGAAAAAGTACATTTAGATGATGCAAAAATTCAACAATCATTACACAGACTTCACATACAAGAAAAAAGGAAAAACTTCACAGATAAAGAGATATTGGAGAAAGACTTACAACTTAGTATAAGCATGTTCTGCAAAACGGAAAGTGAACTCCAAGATGAAATAAATTATATCGGTCAAGCGACAAAAGTTTGGCAAAGTTATAATTTTATGGGATATGTCATAAAAAAATAATTTTTACATTTGCATAAAAGTTGAAGTATTATTTGTGAGAATAACTAAGAATTTATGAACAAAAAATCCACAACACAAAAGCTAACAGAAACAGTAAAGTTAAAAATCAGAAATGATTTTGTTCAAGGTGTAAGTGATGATGAAGGTCTGAAGAACTTTCCGACACTTGAGGAACTGCACAAAGAATATAAAGTAGCCAAATCAACTCTCTACAGAGTAGCTAATAAAGAACAGTGGAAAGTAGAAAGAGAACAATTACAAATCCAATACAAAGAAAAACTTGACAAACAAAGAACAAATGCTTTGGTCAAAGAAGGCAAAACTTTAGACACCAGAAGTATTGGAGTAGCAAAAACTTTGATGACAACAATTGAAAAAGCAATTGTGCAAAACTTGCAAAATTTAGAAGATGGCAAAAATAGTTTGATGCCAACTCAAATAAATGCTTTAGCAAACGCGGCATTGACTGCTCAAAAAATAGGCAAACTTGCATTAGGAGAAACAACAGAAAATGTTGAGATAAATGGAAATGTCCAAAACACAGCATTCAGAGAAGCTATGGAATTGCTTGACACAGTTGCAGAGCAACGAAGAACAAGCAACGATAGCTCTGTACACTAAGTGGTTAAAAACTGCTAGACCTAAACAAATCATTCCTGATAATGATGCGAATGTTTGGTTAATCCTTGCAGGTAGAGGTTGGGGTAAAACAAGAACAGGAGCTCAAGATATTGCCTTATATGCACTCAGAAATCCTAATTCAATATGTGCGGTTGTCGCACCTACTCATGGAGATTTACGAAGAGTTTGTTTCAATGGCCCTTCAGGCTTGATGTCAATTATCCCAGAAGAATGTTTATCTAAAGAGGTATCTGGATATTCAAGTTATAGAGGGGAAGAAATCACTCTTTTTAATGGTTCTAAAATCATCGGTTACGCGGCTATCAATCCTGATAGATTGAGAGGGCCTCAGTTTCATAGGGCTTGGTGTGACGAACTAGCTGCTTGGAGATACCCAGAAGCATTTGATCAATTGATGTTTGGACTTCGTTTAGGAGAAAATCCGAAGTGTGTCATCACAACCACACCAAAACCTACAGAAATAATTAAACAACTTATGCAAAGAAAAGATGTTCATTTGACCACTGGTAATACCTTTGAGAACGAAGAAAATCTCTCTGGTTCAGCTTTGAGTATGCTAAAAGAAAGATACGAAGGTACAAATTTAGGCAGACAAGAACTCTTTGCTGAACTGTTAGATGATGTTGAGGGAGCATTGTGGAACAATAAAATGATTGAAAAAACACGGATTAATCTTGAAGAAGAACGAGATTTGAAACAAATTATTGTAGCAATTGACCCTGCTGTAACAGCAAATGAGACAAGTGATGAAACTGGTATTGTGGTTGTTGGCAAAGATTTCAACAATTATTATTATGTATTAGAGGACTTATCAGGTAGATATAGTGCTGATAAATGGGCTAGAATAGCGATAAATGCTTTTTATGATTGGGGAGCTGATCGTATTGTTGCTGAAGTTAATAATGGTGGTGATTTAGTGGAAAGGCTAATTAGAACACACGATACCAATATTCCTTATAGATCAGTCAGAGCTACAAGGGGTAAAATAACTAGGGCAGAACCTATATCTGCTCTTTATGAACAAGGCAAAGTATTTCATTTGGGAATATTCCCTGAACTAGAATCACAAATGTGTTCATATACAGGAGATAAACAAAACAGTCCTGATAGATTAGATGCTCTAGTTTGGGGTCTAAGCGAGTTGAGTAAATCATCAGGTAATGTAAACTGGAGAATAAGCTAATGGCTATATTTGATGACATAAGAAAAGTGTTCGGTCTGAACACTGAGAAAAAACAAAAAGGCTCAGTCATGGGTTACTTCAATGTTGGTACACAAGAAAAAATGTATAAGTATCAAGATTTGGCAAAAGAAGGATATATGAAAAATGCTATCGTATATCGTTGTGTAAATGAAATATCAAAAGGTGCAAGTGCTGTACCATATAGAATCAAGGCAGAAGATTCAATTTTAGAAAATACAGATTTACATAATCTAATAGATAGACCAAATCCACAACAATCCTACACAGAGTTTTTCAATAGCTTATTTGGTTTTTTACTTTTATCAGGAAATGCTTACATCTTAAAAGTAGGTGCAGAGGGTCAAGCTCCAAAAGAATTACACTTACTCAGACCTGACCGAATAGTTATTAAAGGTG